CACTGGAACTGCGTGACGCGTTGCAGGAAGGTCGTCTTGGCGATTCCGCAAAGCAAAAGCTTGCATCTGACATCAACCTTTCCGTTATGGATTTGGCTGCTGCTCAGGGTACGCTTGTTGTTCCAGTTGCAACTCCTGCTGGCGATTATGATGACGTTGCTCTCTGCGACAGCATCATGAACGAACAGGGCGTTATGGCTGGCGATCGCTACCTCGCATTGTCGAGCCGCGATTACAACGGCATGGCAGGCAACTTGGCAGTAGCGACTCGCTCGTTCACTGGCAACAAGTCGGCTAATGCATATGAGCGTTCGTTCGTCGGTGAAGTCGCAAGCTTCCAGACCTACAAGCTTGACTATGCAAACCGTTGCGCTGCTAACGCTGCGACTGTTACCATTGCTACCAATGGCGCTCAGGTTCGTTATGTTCCTCAGGCGACCACAAGCAGCACTGGCGGCATCTTGAACGTAGATAACCGCTATCAGACCGTCACTGTCTCCTCGACAACTGGCGTTGTTGCTGGCGATGCGTTCACGATCGATGGTATCGAAGCTGTTCACCACATCACGAAGCGTTCGACTGGCGAACTCAAGACGTTCCGCGTTATTGAAGTTGTCAACGGTACTACGATGGTTATCAGCCCACCAATCATCGGTGCGAACTCCTCGCCAACGGATGCTGAACTTCAGTATCAGAACGTTGATGTAGTAGCTACTTCGGCAACTGCTGACGTCAACTTCCTGAACGTTGCTGCTTCGAGCATCAACCCATTCTGGCGTAAGGATTCGATCGAGCTGTTGCCTGGTCGTTATGCTGTTCCAGATGGCGCTGGCGTTGACGTACTGCGTGCTGCTACGGATCAGGGTATCGAATTGGTCATGACCAAGAAGTTCGATCCACTGACCTTCCAGACGCTTTACACGCTGGACACACTGTATGGTGTTGTAATGACGAACCCAGAAATGGCTGGTATTCTTCTTTTCAACCAATCATAATAGAGATGGGGGAGGCTTCGGCTTCCCCCTACTTTTCGTAAAGGGAAATAAAGATGGCAAAGAAACCTACCAAAGCCGCCAAGAAGATCGCCAAAGTTATGGGTGAATACAAGGCTGGTAAGCTGCACGCTGGCGTTAATCCAAAAGGGCCAAAGAAAGCTCCTATGGCTAAGAACCCAAAGCAAGCTATTGCCATCGCTCTGTCTGAAGCAGGCATGAGCAAGAAGATGAAAAAGAAATGACCGACTTTCCAGCAATTCTATATCGTACACCAGGCCCATTCAAGAAGCCTCGTGGCGGCACATATGCTACCCGTCCCGCTGCGGACAAAGAGGCATTTGACGCATTGATTGCGAAGGGTTGGTTCGCATCATACGAAGAAGCCAAAGGCGGCAAGGTAGCTAAAGAGATTATTGAATCTGCGGAATCCTTTGAAGATGCGGTTGACGAAGTATCAGACGCAACCCGCGATGAGCTTGAGGACAAAGCAAAAGAACTAAATGTATCGTTTAATGCTCGCACTTCTGATAAGAAGCTAGCTGAACGCATTGCAACTGCGCTGGAGGAATAAATGGGTTATAGCAAGCGACAGTTCATATCCGCTGCCTTTGAAGAAATAGGCATGGCGGAATATGTGTTCGATCTACAGCCAGAGCAGCTACAGAGTGCGCTTAACCGCCTTGATGCTATGCTTGCTGAGTGGAACGCTAAAGGACTGCGCTTGGGCTATTCACTGCCTAGCAGCCCACAGGACAGCGATCTAGATGAGCCTACCTTTACGCCTGACAGCGCATGGGAAGCCATCATCACTAATCTCGCCATTCGTATTGCGCCTGGATATGGTAAAGCCGTGTCACCTGACACCAAGGTAACTGCTAAGGCTGCATACAACACACTGCTGCAAAGAGCTGCATTCCCGCTTGAGCAGCAGCTACCTGAAACAATGCCGACAGGTCAGGGCAATAAACCTTGGCGTTGGGATAATCCCTTCGTCCCTAGACCTATCGATCCTGTTGACGCTGGGCCTGATGGCCCCATTGAATGGAGTTAAATCATGCCTACAATTAACCAGCTTCCTACCGTTACTCAGGTATCAGGTGGAGATCAGTTCCCGCTTTATGTAACCAGCCAAGGTGATGCACGCCGTTGTTCTGTGACAACGATGATTACCTATATGCAAGCCAACTTCAGTAATGTTGTTGCAGCTACGGTTCAGACAACGCCTTCTACCTTTGCCCAGCTTCCAAATGCTGTTGGTAACACTGGTGCACGGGCTTTCATCACTGACGGAAGCACAACGACATTTGCTGCAACCGTTGCAGGCGGAGGCTCTAACTTCGTTCCTGTTTACAGCGACGGCATTGTGTGGAAAGTTGGCTAATGCCTAAGGACTCTCGATTGGAAAGGGCTGGCGTTTCGGGTTATAACAAACCTAAGCGCACGCCTAACCATCCGAAGAAGTCCCACATTGTTGTCGCTAAGGTAGGCGACAAGATAAAGACCATTCGATTTGGAGAGCAAGGCGCTAAGACCGCTGGATCGCCAAAGCAGGGTGAGTCTGAGGCGATGAAGAAAAAGCGCGCATCCTTCAAGGCTAGGCACGCAAAGAACATTGCTAAAGGTAAGATGTCTGCTGCCTTTTGGGCTGACGAGACTAAGTGGTGACAGATAGCGCAATTTACGCTAAGGAAACTAAAGGAGTTTATTATGGCTGATATTGAAACATTCGCACCCGCCTATGGTCGTGGCTTTGCAGTAGCACCTGGCGTTGCAACGGGAAGTTCATCTATACCTGTTAATACCCAAACACTTTGCATCACTAGCCGCAATTCGGTTGAGTGCTTTGTGCGCGTTGGGCCTTCTGGCGTTGAAGCAACAACTGCTGACTATCTTGTTCCGCCAAACGGTCAGGTCACCATCTCCAAGTTCCGTGACTATGATACGATCGCGTACATCGCTCCTGCTGGCGGTGGTTCGCTCCACATCATTCCAGGCGAAGGCTTCTAATGTTCCTGCTGACGCGCCTGCGCTCACGCCTTCGCTATTTCAATACAGGCGGAGGCCCAGTGTTGGGCGCTTTGCTTCAGCAAAATGGCGACTTTCTATTACTTGAGGATGGCGGCTACATCCTCCTCTAACTTTGTCGGATAAAACATGGTTCAAATTCCGATAGTCAATGGAATCTACACGGACAATGGGCCGGACTTTCGCACGTCCTATCCTGTCAATATGATTCCAGTGCCAAAGAGTAATGGTATTAGCGAAGGCTTCCTGCGTCCCGCTGATGGCTTGGTGGCCAACGGCACTGGCCCTGGCATCGATCGTGGCGGCATTAACTGGAACGGCATCTGTTATCGTGTGATGGGTTCCAAGCTTGTCACAGTATCCAGCACTGGCGCTATAACGGTTATAGGCGATGTTCAGAACAACGGAAAGCTGGTTACTCTAGATTATAGCTTTGACCTCTTGGCCATCGCTTCGAATGATAAGCTCTGGTATTACTCGCCTACTGGTGGCCTTGTGCAAGTCACCGATCCTGATCTTGGTATTGTTCTAGATGTCGTTTGGGTAGATGGCTACTTCATGACCACCGACGGAGAGTTTCTTGTCGTTACGGAACTAAGCGACCCGACACAGGTTAATCCCCTGAAGTATGGTTCGTCCGAAATTGACCCTGACCCTGTTGTTGCATTGCTCAAGCTACGCAATGAGATTTATGCGCTGAATCGGAATACCATCGAAGTCTATGATAACGTAGGCGGCGACTTGTTCCCATTCCAGCGCATTGAGGGCGCTCAGATTGAAAAGGGTGTTGTCGGCACTCATGCTTGCTGCGTATACCTTGAAAACATCGCCTACCTTGGTAGCGGCTTCAATGAAGCTCCTGGCGTTTATCTTGGCGCTAATGCCAAAGCGAATAAAATCAGCACGCAAGAGATAGATCAGATTCTGCTTGAGTTCACCGAAGAACAGCTTGCTACGGTTAAGATAGAGGCGCGTAATGACAGAGCGCACGAACATCTATATATTCACCTACCCGATCGCACGCTTGTGTTTGATGGCGCAGCCTCGCAAGACTTAGGCCAGCCAGTATGGTTTACCCTGACAAGCAGCTTGGTAGGTCTATCTAAGTACCGCGCACAGAACCTTGTATATTGTTATGATAGGTGGCTAGTAGGCGATCCAACAAGCACATCTGTCGGCTATATGGTCAACAATATCTCAACCCATTACGGACAAAAGGTGCGCTGGGAATTTGGCACGACAATCGTTTATAACGAAGGCCGTGGCGCGATCATTCAGAACCTTGAGCTTGTTGGCCTAACTGGCTCCGTTGCCTATGGTACAGACCCGACAATCAACACTAGCTATTCAACTGATGGCGAAACGTGGAGCCAGCAGAAGTTCATCAGCGCTGGAAAGACAGGGCAGCGTGCAAAGCGTTTGGTGTGGTTCCAGCAGGGTTGGATGCGTAACTGGCGCATACAGCGATTCCAAGGCACGTCAGACGCGCATATGTCGTTTGCTAGACTAGAGGCGGCAATTGAGCCGTTAGCCTACTGATGGCGACTCCTTCAAAACTAAGTTTGACACGCGATCAGTTGGCGTCATTCTTGCAAGATCATGAGCAGATCAAGCAGTTTGAAAAGCTATTTCAAGTGGTCAGCGATGAGGTGGCTCCATTCAGCGTTTCTGAAGCTACCATCTTGGCGGGTACGGCTGACGCTACTGCGAACGAAGCTTTATCTCAGATTGCCAGCCTTAGTGATGCGGTGGCTTATCAAGCTGTTTCCCCAGTTGCTGAGAACAATAATTCTATAACTACAGATTATATAGACTTCGATGGACATCCCCCGCACGTTAGTCGTGAAAGGCGCATGGCATGGAATGATGCAGATCGCACACTCGACCTTGGTATGGAATACGACGTTGTTCAGCAGATAGGTTTGGAAACTTATGCTCGCGTCCAGAACAACACTGGGGTGCTTATCCCTAACGGCACTGTCGTTGGTTTTACAGGTGCAGTCCCTGATAGCGCGTTATCGGTCGCACCATACTTAGCTAATGGCTCCACACCAACGCTCTATATTGTAGGCGTCATGACGCATGACCTGCCAGACACGGGGGAAAAGGGCTATTGCACCACCTTCGGTTTTGTCCGCGACTTAAATACCAGTGCATTTGCACTTGGTGATATCCTTTACGCATCTCCGACTGTCGCGGGTGGGTTCACAAACGTAAAACCTACAGCACCTAATAACGTCGTCCCTGTTGCGGCAGTGTTAAAGGTTGGTACAACAGACGGTATTATTTTCGTGCGACCCACTATTGAGCAACAGCTATACTATGGCGAGTTTACGAAAACAGATAGCCAAGCGCCAGCAGTCATCAATACTGCCTATGCGCTGACGTTTACTAATACCGAAATCGCAAGCGGCGTGTCGCTTGGAGCGCCTGCATCACGTGTCATCGTTGCCCAAGCTGGTTTCTATAATATTGCAACATCGGTGCAGATTACATCGACTAACTCTTCGCAGAAATCTATATGGGTTTGGCTACGCAAGAACGGTACGACAGACTTCCCTAATTCAGCCCGTGTCGCGTCGATTACACTTAACAATGGGTATTTGGTAGTGACGCTAAACGAGGTTGCTTCTCTTATTGCTGGGGACTACATCGAAGTTATGTATGCTGCTGACAGCACCAACATTAGCATTTCCACAGTCGCGGCAACAGCCTTTGCGCCAGCCGCACCTGCTGTTATACTAGCTGTAACACAGACAGAACAATAGGAGGGCCTCATGGCAGTCACCGTAAAGAACATCATCCCATCGAAAGAAGCCGAAGCAACGCAGACAACGCAATATACGGCTCTGAATGCTCGCTGCATTATTGATAAGTTCACTGCGACCAATACATCTATTGGCAATGAAAGCCTGAGTGTTAATCTAGTGACGTTTGGCGATACTCCTGGCGATGATAACTTAATCACGGATGCGCGTATGCTTGCGCCAAACGAAACATACACCTTCCCTGAATTGGTTGGTCAGGTTTTGGAATCCGGTTCATTCATTTCAACAATAGCAAGCGCAGCAAATTCACTTACTATTCGCGCTTCAGGTCGGGAGATCGTCTAATGAAAAAGCCCATGATTATGATTGAAGGCTTCGCTGGCCTGCGTGAGAGCGAACCATTCATCACTGCCGCTGAGAACAAGAAGAACACCAAGATCGTGATCGACGATTGGATGCTTGGCCCTGAAAAGCCTAGCAATGAGCGTGGCGCTAATCCTGAATACTGGATTGCTCTTGGTAAGGCTATGCAGTGTGATGAGACTGAGGCACGTCGCCGTCGCTGTTCACTTTGTGAGTACTATGACAACAGCACAATGACACAGGCAAAGATGGAAAATATCCCCTGGAACCAGTGGGATGTAGAAGCCGGATTCCGTGGCTATTGCACGAAATTTGATTTCATCTGTCATGATTTGCGCTCTTGTCAAGCGTTTGAAGAACGAGAGTTTGAATTTGAAGATTGATTGTGATATGGCTGAGACACCGAGCGTTTACGAGCAGCCGGTGGCTCTCCATTTTAAGAGATTAAAATGACAAATGATAACGCCAATTCCAATGCAGATTTAGCTTCTCAAGGAAGGGTTGTCTTGCCTGTTATTCGTCATGCCACATATGAAGATGCTGAACAGATTGCTGTGCTTGGTGCGATATTCCACGAAGAAGCATTTGGGGACGACATTCTAGAGTATGACATAGACGATTGCATACTTTCGCTTGAAGGCTTTATAGGTCAACCTAATTTCATTTGTATGGTTGCTGACGTTGGCGGAAGATTTGTTTCATTTGGTTCATTGATTCTTAGTCCAGTGTATTTTAATCACGCGCACATCTCTAGCGAGGAATTGTTTTGGTGGGCTGATCCTGATTGCAATTATCCTGGCATTGGCATGAAGTTGAAGAAGGCAATGGAAAAGGAGGCTAAGGATCGCGGCGCTCTTTCAATCCAAATGAAATCAGTTGATGCGCTTAATGGCGACAGAATGGCAAGGCTTTATATCCGTGACGGATACAAACCAAGTGAAAATACATTTATTAAAAGGCTAGTGTAATATGGCTATTGGAACAGCAGCAGCAATCGCTCTTGGCGTTGGCGCATTAGGCAGTGCGGGTATTGGTGCAATGTCAGCAAGCAAGGCTGGTAAGATACAAGCACAAGCTGCTGAGGCGGGAACGGCAGAGCAGCGGGCGGCGCGTGAAGAAATGCGACGATTGCTTGAGCCTTATGTTGCCGCTGGTAGCCCTGCTCTAGAAGCACAGATGGGTGCATTAGGTCTTCGAGGCGCAGAAGCCCAGCAAGCTTATGTATCAGAGCAAGAGCAAAGCCCCGCGTTTCAAGCATTGGCACGGCAGCAAGAAGAAGCCATCCTACAGAACGCTTCGGCAACCGGTGGGCTTCGTGGTGGCAATGTGCAAGGTGCTTTAGCTCAGTTCCGACCAGCACTACTTAACCAGTTCCTTGAGCAGCAATATAGTAAACTTGGCGGAATGACAGCACTTGGTCAGCAATCGGCGGCTGGCGTTGGAACGGCTGGTATGCAATCTGCTGGTGCTATTGCCGATCTATTAGGACAAGCTGGTGCTGCAAGGGCTGGTTCTGCACTGGGTGTTGGTCAGGCTCTAAGTGGGCCATTCAATCTATTGTCA